CGTCCCGAGTTGCAGGCTCCGAAGTCAGCAGCCGCAAAGACCGCAGCTAAGGCAGACCCGAAGGGCAGCATCAAACGTGTCCGTCCTGTCGTAGCTTCACCGAAACCCGTTGACATCGCCACTGCGCTGTTCGGCGACGACGAGTAATCACAACGTCAATTCATTGACGCTAGGGGCCGCTAACCAGCGGCCCCTTTACTTTTCTGGGTAGTTTTTTGACCCTCGGTAGAGGGCGGACGCCGTTATCAGCAGGTCGTTCACTTCCTCGGAGACAGGCTCGTAATGGGTGTCCCAGTAGCCGAGCGCATAGCCCTTCCAACACAATAGGCTGATCGTGTGGCTCAGCTTGGGGCGACCGCATTTGACACATCGTGGCTCAAGGACCATCCCCCATTATACCACTACCCGAATCTTTTATATGGCGATCCAAGGCAAAATCCTCGCAGTGCAAATGCAAACCCCCGAGATCATCCAATCAGCAACGGGCGTGGCGACGGAGCAAACAGGGTACAGGTGCATCCTCGCCGTTAGCTCCATCTTGGCTAAGGTTCAAACCACAGTCCTGTTCGGCGTCGATCTGTATGGTGTCGGTATAATGAGCAACTTTCCCGAGGAGCAGATATTCCCACGTTTCGTGAACTCGTTTAAGGACAGACCTTGGAAATGGGCACAGTTGGCAGCGATCCCTAATCCCGTCGTTTCCTATCCAATGCAGCTTCCTCCCCCACAATCCCCAATCGCAACTGGGACCCTTACGGTATTGGCCTCGGGCTGGGACCCCATGTACGGCTACTGGATCGATTTCAAAGGGAACTATTTCCTACATTTCCCCATCTTCAAAGACTGGGCGAGTATCGTCATTCGCGATGGACCCGACTATAAAGGGTTCCAGCGATCAGCGTATTCGGGCAGTGGTTCAGGCTCGGGTACGGGCTCGGGATCGGGGTCAGGCCCCGGAAATTGTAACCGCTAAATCTGTCTGTTGACTACCGCGTTGAGCAGGTCTTGAGACATTACGGTATCTTTTCGAATCCTCGTCTTTCGTAGCTTCGTCGGCGTGAAAGGAACCCACAACTCACCGACCTTGACCTGCCATTGATCGCCCACCAACCGCCGTTCTTGACAGCTAAACCCATTTCCCATCGGACAGGCTTCGTTATTCTCTTGCCGCTTGATCCAGTTGCAGTTGGCGCATAGAAGCTGGTATTTCTCGAAGAACTTGGGATCGCGGAGCATCTGACCGTACTTTGTCCCGCCCGCCTTCCGTTGGTGGGCTGCACCGCCGCCGTGACGGTGGTCTACCTGTAGACAACGAGGGTCGGTACACCCCCGACTCCCATCCGCATTGACCCACCCACAATCGGGAGATTGGCAGCGTCCACCGAGAAGCTGAACTACCTTTTTTCGATCCTCTAGGGCATACCCCATCTTTCAATTATACCACAAAAATCGCTAGTGAATAAGTTTTCACGATACCGAACCCTTTCTACGAACGCACTTTACTATAGTCCTTCGCCCCCAAAAGGCCGGATTGGTTGAGCGCAATCTGTTTCAAATTTGCTTCACAACTCTGGAGAACCAAATGAGCGTAAAGCTTCATTACTTGGGTCAGAACGATTCCGTTAACTGCACCCCAGCGGTATTCCTCACTGGCGATCCGGGAACTGACCAGCAGACGTTGAAGGCGGGCGGGTATGTCGGCGGCGTGATTGTAGCCATTGTTGGCGCAAGCACGAACGCAGCCTATCCAATCCAACCTCCCAACCAACCTGCATTCGGTGCCATCGGTAACATCGTTCCGTGCGACACGGACGCGACTACCTACGGCGCAACGAATGGCGGCGTCCCCTTCGCAACACTGCTCAATAACGGCGGCGAATTCGCTGGCGCGATTGGGCCTTCCGGTTCCAAGAAAGCCCCCGTTGTCCGTGCCATGTGGCAAGGCATGGTGGGTAACTCGGACGGCAACTGCTATGACGCAGGAGCGACTTTCCTACTCGGACAGTATCTCTACTGTGGCGGCAGCGCAAACACAAACGTCGGACAGTACACCTCGGCAGCCCGCAGCAATGCGTCAGCGATCAAGGTCGGCATCTGCACGCACGTTCCAACCACGACCGAAGCTTGGCTCGGCGTAGCGTCACTACTGTAAAGGAGAAAAGAGAACATCATGGCAAACCTTTCTCGTACACAACAGCAGACGGCTATGTTAGGTCAGCTTCTCAAGACCGCAGGTGGTCGTCAGAAATTAGCGGCGTCGTTGGGACCGTCCCTCCGTCGTCGTCGTGACTATATGAGCATTGCTCGCAAGGCTCTTATGGTTGAAACTCTTCCCGATGGCGCTCTGCCCATCTACGATAAGGAATTCGACGTTAGCGCGATGACCGTGGGTTCGACCCCGGGTTCGTCCTTCGTTGAAGCCTTTGTGGTAGGTGAAGAAGGCGGCGACATCGTGCGCGTTACCAAACCGAAGCGCGTCACGGTTCCGACTTTTGAAATCGTGTCCAACCCGATGATTCCGATCACGCAGATCAAGGAACGTCGTTTCGATCTCGTTGCTCGTTCACTGAACTTGGCGAAAGCCGAAGTGGGCGCAGCCGAAGATGGTTACGTGTTCAACCTGTTTGACGGCGTTGCCGCAGGCGCAGTAGGCCACGCACCAAACGATCCGGTTTACAACCCCGACATCGCCATCAACGCTCCCATCGACATCAACTCGTTGGCAGACGGCTTTGGTCAGGTTGCACGCCACGATCTGTCCGTTGCTTTCATCTTCTTCAATCCCCGTGATTACACGGATTTGTTGAAGTGGACGCAGCAAAACATCGACCGCGAAACGCAGCGCAAGCTGTTGAAGACCGGCGTGATGGGTTACCTGTGGGGCGCAACGCTCCTCCAGTCTCGTAAGGTCGGCTACGGCTGCATCTACATTCTGGCGGACGCCGAGTTCCTCGGAGTCATCCCAGAACGTATTCCGTTGACCGTGATGTCTGCCGACCGTCCTGACCTCCGTCAGATCGGTTTCAGCATCTTCGAGAACTTGGGCTTCTTGGTGTTCAACCCATCAGGTGTCCAGCGTCTCACCGTCAATGGTCGCTTCAACGCTTCCGCCAACTTCGGCGAGAACTAACCTTCTCGTTGTCGTGGTTAAACTTAGGGCTCGGAGCAATCCGAGCCCTTTTTCTTTTTCCCCACTATTCGTTCCCTTTTTGGGTATTAGACCTCTAGGGAGATCATCTTGCAGAAGAGCTACGTTGCTAAGAGCCCCATCAATTTTGTGCAGTTTAGCTTCCGGGTCAATGCGGGGGATATCCTCGTCCACGATACCGTCAACCAAAAGCTGACGGTGTATCGTAACGGGCAGATCGTCAAGACCTTGAAGCAGTCCTCGCTGGGCATGAGCGCCCTCCTGAAGGACCATTCCGCTGAGGAGGTGGTCACCAAACCAACGCCGCAGCCAATTGACCCCGCAGAAACCCAGCGGATGTTAAAGCTCTCGTTGCCGAAGCTCAAGCCCGACCTACCAAAAACTCCATCAATACCGCAAAAACCGACGCAAGAAGAGATTCGACAGAAGCGGAAGAAAGCTCAACCAACCGAGGTTAGTCAGGATGACCCCGTGTTCCGCGAACGAATGGGTCTCAAAGACGGTGAAGACCTCGAAGACCCTGCGGTACGCAAACGCCTCGGTCTCAAAGATAAGACGGCCTAAGTGCCTCGCACGCCTAAAAAGACCCAATGGTGGAGAACCGTTCGCAAATGCGAAGGTCGGTGCTGGTATTGTGGGTACGAACCTCCCGAGCTTTGTGACCTCACCGTAGACCACGCGAAACCCGTCAGCCGAGGCGGGCCGAACGCCGAATGGAACCTCCTGCCTGCCTGTGAATACTGCAATCGCCTGAAGGATAACCAAACAGTCCATGAGTTTCGCAAAACCGTGAAAGCTATCGTCGTTCGAAATCTCTTCACCCTTGGATACTGCCGACCCTCCGTCAAAATCGTCTTTTTCGGAGAAGGAAACGACAGTCCCTTAAGATACTAAATACGTAAACCTATAGTATGAGTTTAGAAATTGAAAAGAAGGTGTGCAAGGGGCCGTGTGGGTTAGAACTGCCCCTCACCGACTTCTACGATAGCCGACAAGGGAACGCGGTTTACAAGTTTGCCCGCTGTAAAACGTGCTGTGCGGCTCGGTTAGCGGAGCATCGCTCGACCCCAGAGGGACGGGCTCAAATGGAGGGGTACAACAGGAACACTTTCCGCCGCCGCGTCTACGGTATGGAACCTGAGGAATACGACCGCAAAGCGTCAGAACAGGGCAATCGGTGTGCTATCTGCGGTAAGCCCGCTGCCGAATCTCTCCATGGTCGGCTCGCTGTTGACCACATCCACGAAACAGGACAGAATCGCGGGCTCTTATGTGATAGCTGCAACAATGGTTTGGGGCGGTTCAAGGACAACCCAGCCTTCCTACGAGCGGCGGCGGACTACCTCGAAAAGTACATGTCTATTGAAATCTCAGATGAGGGCTTCTGTCTAAAATGAGCATCATTGTCACCATTCCCCTATCCAAGCTGTACCGAAAATTTGGGGTAAAGACTGCGATTTCATTGCCTGATCTCGTTCGTCAAACGAACGCCTTCTCGAAAAAGTATCGCCCGGGCTGCACACCCGCGTTGCTCGATTCGAATCCCAAAGCCCTGTTCCTCCACTACAACGTGAAGTGCAACAAGGAAGATTCCGATCCAAATGGGCACGATGTGCGCGTCCAGTTCGACGTGACAAAGGTGCAGGAATCGAGCCAAGCAAAAGACCTCGATGTGCAGATTAGCTGCTCCTGCCCCGCATTCCTGTATTGGGGTGCCCAGTGGAACCTCCACCAGCGCGACGGGCTGCTAGGGACGCCCAGACCGCAGCTACAGGCCCCTACAGAGCGGCTTGACCTGCGGGGCAACTTCGTTATCTGTAAGCACGTCCATTCGGTATTCGAGCGCATCCTGCCGAGCGTGCAGCACAACATCGTGAAGATTCTCCGCGACCGAGTGGTGCAAGAAAACAAGGATGAGATGGATAAGACCCCAGAACGCCTCCAAGAGAAGCAGGAGGAGATGAAGAAAAAGAAGGAACTGGAGAAGATCAGGAAGGTCAAGGACAAAGAGGTTCAGGACAAGTTGTTCGAGGCTCTACGCCAGCAAGAGGAAGCCCGCCTGATGCACGAAGAAGAACTGGAAGATCAGACAGAGCCCGTGGTGCACCGCGATCATCCAGCAACGGAGCCAGCCGAGGAAGAACCGAAACCGAAGCCTGCTCCTGCACCAGCACCAAAGCCCGCTCCGAAGGGGGAGGAAGAAGCGATTCAGAATCTCTATCAGAACGAGCAGAAGAGTATTGAAGAGAAGCACCGTAAGGGTGAGCCGCACGTGCACAAAGGCTTGCCATACGAAGAAACAGAGGCAAAACCCGTGAAGGAAAAGAAGTCACCCGAGTACATGGAAAAACTTCGAAAGGTCTGGAAGTACGTTAAGGACCGCGCAAAGGAACTGGCTGTGAGCGAAGAGGGCAAGTAATGTTTGCACCTCTCGGACCTTGGAATCGCGGCGACATCATTGATCTGCACATCTTCATTTTGCTGCTGATCTGGTGTTTCATGGATCGTTGCAACATTTACATCGCTGATTGGGTCGTTAAAGATCGGCTCAACAGATTGGTTGACAGGTTGTTCAAGAGGAAGTAAATGCCTATTGAGATGCAAGTAATCACGAACGAACCGTACCCAAACAGGCTTCAGCTTGTGTGCGATCCATATATCGGTCCCTTTGAACAAGAGGGTCCGCTGGGGCTGTTTGACCCCGCCCGTGATTTGAGCATCTTTTGTGATGGAGCACCGCTGACGGTACAAACGTCCTACTTCGACTCGATCAACAATCGGTACTTGATCTTTATGACTCAGGCGTTCAATCTTCAAGGCTTCATTCAGGTGATTCATCACGTACCGAACCCGCCGTTTGCGTTCTCAAGCGCGACGTTGGTTCTCGGCATTCAACTCGGTACTGAGCCAGACATCGACGCGGGAGGTTAAGCTATGCCTATTGTTATTGATACACAGTTGGCGACAGCCGTAAACTTCGCCGTGCTCGGTGCCAGTACCGTCACGAATACGGGCAACACCGTAATCGCTGGTGGAAATCTCGGTCTGTTTCCGGGCACCTCCGTCACTGGATTTCCCCCGGGCGTCTTTACGCCTCCCGCTCAAGAGCAAATCAATAATGCGTTAGCGTCACAGGCTCAGATTGACGCCAACAATGCGTATGTCTATTTCACGACGATAGTCCCGCCCGGGACTGTTGAATCCACACTGGACGGTTTGGTTCTCACCCCCAACACTTACACGTCTGGCAGTTCGATGATCTTGAACGTAGGTCAAACCCTCACGCTGAATGGTGCTGGAAATTACATCTTCCAAATTGGATCATCGTTAACTATCGGTGTTGGGGCAACCATCCTTTTGACAGGCGGTGCGACCGCTGCGAACGTCATCTGGTTGGTCGGCAGTTCCGCTACAGTGGGCGGCGGCGTTACAATGGTCGGGGACATCATCGCTCAAGCCTCGGTCTCATTGGGCGGCGGGACATTGAATGGGCGTGCCATTGCCTTGACAGGTGCAGTCACAATAGCGGCAGCGATGGCTATCACAGCCCCACCGCATACCGCACCAGCGATTCACCACTATTTGTGCGCGTCCAAGGAAATCAACGGCCAAGTCTACATCACCCGAATGTCAGTCCCAGCCGCTAGTGATTTCGCCGTTGGTCTTGCCGCAGGGTCAGATGATGGGACGTGGTATTTTGTTGGCCCGGGTTCTCGTCCATCTATTCAGCATTATCAGGGTTTGACCCAGTTCATCCTGACATTTGATTTCATGTCACACCTCGTATGCCGCGTGGTGGACATCAATTCTTGGCCTCCAAACGTTGTCAATCCCATCTCGCAGGGCTCCACAGGTGGACCCAACACCACAAACACGTGGCAGCCCAATACATTTTATCCAACGGGCTCACAGATTTTAGTGAATGGGAAGGTTTGGCAGGCAGGCGGTGCGGGTGCACCGAACGGTAACGGCGGCACCTCCGGTGCAATTGAGCCAGCATTTAATCCCGCGAGTCCCCAGCAGCTTGACGGCGCTGGGAACTCTCAAATTATCTGGATCAATATCGGTGTAAGGGTCGCATTCACCCAAGCCATCACCTCTACCAACGATGCCTTGGTTGCACAACTCGTGGGTAGCGGTTCGCATGGGACGGTTGACAACTACTTCAACCCCCCGCTCATAGATCGCACTCTATTGTTTTTGGATGCCCTCACCAGCACCTATTCCGTGACCATCTCGCTCGACCCCAGCTTCAGGCCGCTGCTTGGTGTGACGCCCATTTACTACCGTCTGTATCGTCGAGCCATTGGCACGCTGCCGTGGGTTTTGCTCATGGATTGGACGCCGACCACGTTTAGCTTCGCGGATAGCGCGTCGTCGGCAACACCTTTTCGTTACCAGTATTCGGCGACATGGGGCGATCAATTCAACCCCGCTAACCCCAGCTTGCAGAACCCCTTTGAGCACGCGGAAGGTATTCCGGGTGGGTATGTGTTGACCGTGGATTCCACCGTCGAACACCCGAATGCCCAGTTCCAAATCGTTGAAACTCTTACACTTAAGAGGACTGACACGTTATCGTATATGTACGTAGGTACAAGACAAAATTTTTATGTCGAAGAGGTTTCGGATTTCCCAGACACAATCTTGTTTTCTAAAGCCTTTATAGGGAGCAATTCCGCGCCGATGCAAGTCAGTGCGCGGACAACGTTTATCCCCGTAGTAGAGGTGCCGTTGGGTACTGGCTCACCGCCATCGGCGTACACGCCAGAAGAGATTTTGGCTGCGGCTGGCGTCGGGGCTTTCGGAAGTCTATCCGCGCCAATGCAGATGCATTAAGGAAACCATGCAGAACTTGAAAGTGAAATTCGACAACGAAGTCCAAGTGAGGGTGCTCTCTGGTAAGACGGGAGAAGTCATTACTGAGTGGGACGGCGACAACGCCATTTCAGACGATATTATCTGCGGCGGGAACGGCGGCGGACGTATCTTCTCTGCCCCCGGTGATGGCACACGCCCGTACTGCTTCCTCCTTCCCGATGGGCCGAATT